CGCTGGCCGATGGCAATGGTTTATGCGAAAACTTGCTCGCGGAATCGTTGACGTTGTAATTTTGTTTGAGCAATAAAACGTTTCATTTCAGTTTTCCACGCCTTGACTTTGGCGCTCTCACGCTCTGTGCTCAAACCTGCTGCGATCAAGGCGTTTTCGCGCCGCGTCCATTGACGTATCTGGCGCTCAATTGCGCGCTGTTTCTGCGTGGCGTCGTAAAAACTCATTTCTTGACCGTTATAAGTAACTTTTTTATCTGCGTAATTCTCTAATTCGGCCTGTTTGTAATGTTCTGCCGAAATGCCCTCGAAAAAAGGGAACCACGAATGACGGCAGCCCCAACCCATCAGCCCCGGCCCCGTGCCGTAGCCTGTGCTGGTCACGAAATCGGGATATTTCGCGTGCGTTCCCGAACGGCTGAAGATTTCGCCCTGCCATACCTGGTGTGTAGGCCGCGCGCCGATGTGGGCTGACACTTGCACGAGGTCTGCGCCTAAGTCATCCGCCCGGCGCTCTTGCAGCTTGCCGACGGTCTGCGATACACCCGTGAGCACCGTCCGGCGCAGGGCTACGTCAAGGTGATCGCTGTGTCCGCTGGCGTAATTGATAACCGATAGTCCGCTGTCGGCCAGTTTCATGACGCCCTGCCGCAGCGCATCTTGATACGAAAAAGTGCCCGTAGAAATCTGTAAATAAGCAAAGTCCGCCGCGTCTATAAAAGCGGTCTGCGCCTGAATCGCTCTCGTCATCGTCAGGTTCCGCATGATCCCTTGCGTTTTCGCCAGCCCCGCCGCCAGCGTCTGCGCCATTGCGGGGGACAGGTTCAGGGGGAGCGGATTCAGCCCGGCGGCGCGATAGATCGCATCGTCAAATCGCATAGCCTTAACCCCGGCCTCCTGAAAAATAGCGCGCAATTCCTTTTCGCTTTTCCCGGTCACTTGTGCCAGCTTTTCAAGCACCGAGTCGTACAGCGCGCCGGATTCGGTGAGACGTTGCATTTGCCATGCCGCCGCGTCAAGCTCTTTCGCAGTCATTTTTTTGAGACGGCGTGCCATGTCGGTGATTACGCTGTCCTCCAACTGATAAAAGAGGTCCAGGATCGGATCGGCCAACACGTCCAGGAAATCAGGAGGTAGCATGACGCTTCTCTTCCCAGTATTTCTTTCGGGCCGCGCTCATCTTGCGCTTTGTTTCTTCGCTGTGTGGTTTGCGCTTCTGTCCTCTCTGCCGCTCAGAAATAGCCCGCTTTTGCTCATCGGTTAATTTGCGCCCAACGCCTCGACCCGGCCTGCCCTTGCAAGATTCCGAGTACCGCGCGCGCGCCTCATCGGACCATTTTTTCCCGGTTTTGTTTTTTGACATTAGACGCTTTGTATCTTCGGTATGTCTGTAGCCCAATGAGTATTGATTTCCTTGATTGGCAAGGCTAATTTTAGACCTGGTTTCCTCAGTCATTTCAACTTTTCCGGCTATGCTACTGCTGTTGTATTCTGGCATTAGCCCGTCCAGGCAAAGTTGCTCAAAGAAAAGTGTCGTGTCTGGGTCGCAATACAAAAGCGGTTTAAATTCAAAATTCTCTTCACCGTAAAGATTCCAAGCGTTTTGCAGATGAGAATTTTTGTGCCGATGCCCACGCAAATCACATTTGTGCTCACGCCAGCGTTTTTCAAGATCAATACTGCTGCCAATGTACTTTTTGCCGTTGGACGTGTTGACAATTTTGTATACACCGATTGACATTAAGCACCGCTCTCGGAACCGAAAAAGTCCGCAGGCTGTTCGGCTTGCTTCATTTCAACCCACTTTTTGGCCTCGTTCTCTGGCAGGCCGTAGTTTCGCATCAAAAAGATAACCAGCGGCATGGCCCCCATGCCTACCGCCCGCGCGTCCTGCGTAAAGCGCGCCTCGCTGTCCACGATCAGGCTATCATCAAAATCATACGCGACCTGGTACGTGCCCGCCGGAGCCAGCGCGTTCAACGTCGCCCATACGTCCATCGCGTACAGCAGGTCATTCAGCGCGGTTTCGAGCGCCTTTTGTGTGTCGGTGATGGTCGCCTGAGATCGCTGCTTGCTGGCGGCGATCTCCGTCGCGGTTTTGGCGACAATCTGCGGATCGCACAGCGTCCCAAACGCCAGCCCGCACAGAAATTCGATGCGCTCCAACATCGTCTGAAGTGCGGCCCACTGCTCGACCTGGCGCAGCGTGGGCGTCCAGTCCTCAAACAGCGTTTCGTCGGCGATACTGCCGCCCGCGTTCAGCGTGCGATACAGGCGTTTGTCAGGCAGGATCGGCTTACCGTTGGCGTCCTTGCCGAACGCCAGTTCATCCACGTACAACGCCCGCTCGCCGCTTTCAAACTCCCACAGGTAACGCGACCACTGGCGATCCGCCTGTTCAATCGGCCCGACGGCGCGGCTGTAGCAGGAGACGCCCAACGGCGAAGACGGGTCAACATTATTCGCCAGCGGAAAGCGGAAATAAGCGAAGAGCGGCTTTTCAATGCCCAGGATAGTCGCTTCCGGTTGCAGATTGGCCCACGCCTCTACCGCGCCCAATTCGACGGGCTGCCCCAGGTCGTTTGGCCCGTTCCCGCGAAAGGCCCGGTTACGAATCACGCAGCCGTCCGGCGTCATCTGGTGCAGTTCCAGGCGCGTGTAGGTGTACGATCCGACCTGACGTTGATCAGCAAAGATACAGGCCGTGATGTGCCCGTTGGCGTCAAACGTGACCGGGTAAAATTGATCGGCCTGCACAAAATCCACGAGGATCGCGCCGTTACTCGGATAGGGCTTGAGCATCAGCCCGCCTTTGGCCGCGCCCACTTCCACCTTTGCGCGCAACCGGGTCAACACGGGCTGAAGCTGGGCCGCCAGATAATCGGCGCGCGGACCGCCCGACAAATTAACCGCCATTTCAATTGTCACGGCGCGGGCGATCTCGCTGGCAATCGCGGCGGAGAGGTTCAGGCTGTGGATGTTCGTGCCTAACCACGTCGCTTTGTTTTCGTACATCAGCGACCACGTTTGCAGCGCGTCTACCATGCCCGAAGACAACGCCACGTCAACCCGCAGGTGATCTTTAATGGCAGCAGGGCCGATCATGCGCCGGATAGCCTCCCGAATCCACGTAACCAGTCGCGTAAACACACTGGGTTAGGGTTCCTGAAAGTAAATGAGATGCGCGACGGCGGGCGATTCGCCGAACACGGCCAGACTGGCCAGATTCGCCAGTTTGATGATGAAATTGTGCAGGTTCTCCGGCACATAGCCGCCGCTCGTAGCACTGGCAGCCGCGTTGATGGTAAACCGCACGTCGCCCCCTTCAGCGGCGATCATCACAAAGTTGGTTCCACTGGGCAGCGTGGCGGCCTGAGACGCGCCATTCATCGTGATACTCTGTTCGCCCTTGTACGTCAGGCCCGTGTATGAACTGATCTCGACGTTGCCGATCACATTCGTGCCCGCCGGGAGCGCCTCGATCATGGTCACTTCATGCGCCAGCCGTCCTTCGCCTACGTCTTTCATTGTCTACTCCTGTTCTGTATCGGCGTATCGCCAGATAAAACCGCCTGCTGTGGGTCGTTTCCCCTTACAACATCTCACAATGGACTGATTATTGACGCCAGTTGCGCGTTGAGCATCCATGATGCTTTCATAAATATTTAACACTGTGCCGTCTCTGGAAAGTTGCAAAACGGCCTTGTCTGACCAGCCGCGATATTTTCCTGTAGTAGCCGCACTCATTTTCCGCTTGGTTACTTCGCTGATGATCGTGCCCTTGTGCGTATCGCTTAACTTTTGGCGCGTCTCCTCAGACGGGCGAATCCCAATGTGGCTTCTGGCTATCTTCTGCTTAGTTTCTTCTGTTCGCTTCTGTCCCAGGTGATTTAAAACCGAATTGGACAGAACGTTATACTCAGGCTTGCATCGATCAATAAAGCCTTGCTCTATCCCAACAAGGGCGTTCAAATCTTGTACTTCCATTAAAACAACGAATGAAAAGACCGATTCCCCGTATTTATTCCATGCGTTCTGCAAATGCCGGGAATGATGTTTATTTTTCTTGAGTTCGTTGATATGGCGTTTCCATCGGTACGGCATATTGACAGCGGACCCAATATACTGATGTCCGTTGGTGGTGTTTACAATAGCGTAGATACCAGAAAGGGGGGCAGACATAACAAAGCGCTCCTGTCGTATATGCTGCCATTGCTGAGATGAACAGCGGGACGCGAGTCCACACGACAAGAGCGTTTTGGGCACAATCTGGTTATGCAGAAAGGCAGCGTTTGAAATACAAAACGCCCCGTATCTGTTCATCTCAGCGCCCACAGTATACCTCATTCTCCCCTACGCCGCCACTGAAGATTCGTCGCATAACGAATTGCAGAAATGGCATGATCGTTTCGGTCAGGAAAAGCGCTTATGATTTCGTCATCTTTGGTGCGCTCGTATTCATACGATAGAAACTCCTCAGCCGAGTATGGCGCGCGCTCATTATCTATGACTATGGATTTCTGACTTTGGAGCCATTTTATAGAATACAAAACGCTCGTCGGGCCTTTCTCTGCCCCGCGCGCCATTGCGCCATAGGCTCTCAGATCGGCCACGCTTTTGGGTTCGGCGGAGTCGCAGATTAGTAGGTCCTCCGGTTTTAGACCGTATTCCACAAGCGCGTCCCACAACAATTGGTTGCTGGTTTTCCAACGGCGTACCTCTCCAAAGACATAGAGGGTCAGGCGCGCTTTGTCGTAATGCACCCGGCTGTAATGTGCAGGATCGGGATAAAACCCAAAGTCCAGCCCGTGCATAACATGATCAAATTGAGCAATCTCTTCGTCGGTGATTTTGCGAACTGTGACGTTCTCGAAAACCATGCCGCCCGCCGAATTTGCATTGCCCATGTATTCATGGTCGTAAGCGTCAGGGTTTACATTTTTTAGGTGTTCGGCCTCATCTAAGAAAACTCTCCCTAGCCACTCTGTAGGCACTTCAAGGTAGGTAGAGAAATGCTGATATTGAGACAGCTTAGGTATCTTAATGTACCTATTGACCCAACTATTTTGGGTGCGGGGCGGATTGAACGACTTGAAAATAAAGGCGTCATCCGTGCCCCGAATGACCGACTGTTCAATCTTGCGAACCGATTCAGGTCCGGTAAACTGGTCTAACTCTTCCATCCAGAGAATAGAAATTGCCCCAAAAGACGGCTTTATTGATTTCAGCTTTCCAGGATCGTCAGCGCCACGAAAAAA